AATTCTGAGCCGTATCTTTCTCCAACTGCTTTGCTATTCAATGTCCCAATCCATGACCGCTTAAAATCTTTATCGTGCAATAGTTTGCATCCGACCCATTCAGCGTTTGCAAACTTTGTTGCTCGTTTAATCTGTTCTTGTGTTTTAGTCATAATTTATCCTACAAATCGTCGAAAAAAGGGGAGGTGGTCTTATCACAATCATAAGTATCTACAAAATAACCGCATAAATGGTCGCGTTTTGTAACAATATGACCAGCATTAACCTTTATGCTTGTAGCTTCCATATTTAGCATTGATATTCTATCCTCACTTGATACTGGTGCGCTTTTTGTGCAGTCGCCTACTGTTGAATTATGCCATGCCCAGTGGTCACAACCAGCACAGCATTTACCGTTCTTTAAATAGCAGTCATCAATAAATTTCTGGTACATTTCCTGTAATCCTTTTACTAAACATAACAAGGCGTACAAATTGAGCGGCTTAAGTCGGGCTTCTCATTTTATATCGTATTGCGCCAATTTTACTTTGGGTTATGTGGCTACTTTGACCCCTCTACATGCCTTAATTATCTCAACACATGATGGGCAATTTATTGCTCGCGCTTCTGTATAATTAAAACTTCCTGCGGTTAAAGGATCGCTGTCAAGCGTTTCCCCACATATAGTATAATCTAACATTCGGTCAGTCCCATCTAAGTGAAATACTCCTTTTATAGTGTTTGAGTCACTATCGCACTCCTCACCATCGCCATTAAATTCTATTGCTTTCATAATTTCTTTCTACCTCCTCTTGGTATATTTGCTCTTCTGTTTTTGGGTAATTCGTCCAAACACCGCTATGAGTCAATCCCATAAAATACTCACAATGCTTTACGTCCTCACGACCATCCTGAACATCACAACCATTCCCATCTTGACCGCAGTTGCACGTAATGCACTCCTCACTCGATAATGTTTCCCTAATGAATTTTGCCCAGCTACCACCGTCGCAAGAACCCCCCCCTAATCTATGCGGGAATTTATACGAAGAACACCAACACGTAACCTGAAAACGACTCACTCTATGTTCAAATTCAAAGCATCAATACAGCCAACCTCCTGCAAAGCACAAGCACCACGAGCTATTGTCGAATCTCCAACATGGCTATTAGTAACATTCTGATTGCAAAATCTGTGGACTGATGAGTAGTACAATTCCACCACCTCTCCAGCACTATTTGTTACTGTAAATGTATCAACTATGGTGTGAATCCTGTCACTACCAATAGGCATGAAATCCAACCCTATAGGGAATCTATGTTTTTTATTTAACAGTCCCATTCTATTCTCCCACTATCTGAGAACTCATTGATAAAGTCGTCTATGAATATTTCTACGTCGCCATCACTTCCACCAGTGACCAGCACGAACCCACCCTCTAAAAGCGTTGCGCTTAAATCGAATCCGTTTGAGACAAAAGATACCTTGCTTCCTATTGATAGCTGGCATTTCATTTGTTTTCTCCAGTTAGTTAATTTATTAAAAACATATCCTAACTGTTTTGTTTGCCCCTGTCCATCTTATTGTTTGTTTTTATTTTATTCTTCTTCTAATCCCTTTTTTGCCATGTCCAGCACCTTCCCAAATCCAACAGAGATGCTTTTTACCTTGAACTTCTTTTTCGCCTTAGTAACCATTCTTAAAAATTTTCCTTCACTCTCATCTCCATCTGCAATAATTACCAAGTCTGATTTTCTTACGTCCTCTTCTGTTATTTCTAGCAACTCCTTTAACAACTCCATATCCTTCTTGTAGAGAATCAATGTCACTTTAAAATGCTCTGACATTGGTATTATGCTTCCTTGAAATATATCCCCCACCTCAAGATCCTTAGACCCAATATTGGCAAACTCCTTAAACTCAACTGACTCAATTCCCTTAAATAACTTTGCTAAAATAGACTTATCATGATCACCATGAAGAGAGTTAAGACTTAGCTTTATTGCCGTTATCTCGTCCGATGATAGGTCATCTTCTTTTGCGTAAATCACGTTGGTTTTCTGATAACCAAGATCTATCATGGCTCTTCTTCTATGATTTCCCCCTATTATCTCAAACCTCCCATCATCCTTCTTTTTGAAGCAAGTAATAACCGTACTCATCCCGCTTTTATCTATGTTTTGTTTCAGCTTCTTGTAATCCGCCCCAGACATTTTGTTGGCATTCTCTTGAGACTCATCAACCCTATCAAGATCAACTTCTTTAACTTTCCATTTGCTCACTTCTTATACCTCTTTAAAAAATCTCTTTTAAGCTCATCAAAATCATTGTAAAAACCAATATCCTCAGTTTCATACACCAGACTACCCCCGACTCTCCCGACTTTTTTGAAAGCACCCCTGTACTTCGATGAAACATACTTATCCGTATAAACATAAGTCGTGAGTTTATCTATCTTTTCACACAACCCTCTCTCAACTACTCTTCTCACAAAATCTGTTTTTATAGCCAGTAAAACTAACTTAGCTCCTCTCCAGTAATTGTGATTAACAATGAAATCTGTCTTAACGATAAAAGCACCCTTGATATCAATATCTATACCAAAGAATCCCAATATCTTCCCATTCACTCGAACCACAAAACTATATTTCACCTTAAACAGATCACGACCAGACTTGTTTACTTTTTTTATATAAATATCCCTGTAGTAACTTAACGCCCTTTTATTGCAAGCCTCCACTGTCACCTTATCCCCATAAGACAATTGACCATCATCAATAGTTTCACCACCTACAGGCTTCTCCCCCACCTCGCAATTAACGCCACAATGATCGCCCGACCCGTACAAATAGATCCCACCAGAAACTCCTATTTTCTTATACGACCTAAACCACGGAAACCTTGATATAAACTTAATTCTACCCCCGTATCTTTTCATCAACCTTCTAAAGTCTGTCACTCTTATTTTATCGACCTCTATTGATGAGTTTTTCAATAGATACATTTCCGAAAGCAATGGCTTGAATTTCACACCACTTATAAAATACACACCTCCATCAGACCACTCCAAAGCATCTCCAATAGTCCCATTTACAACCCTTTTTTCTCTTATTGCTTTTTCCAAACTTTCTGAATACTCTCTGTTTTCCTTGTAGAAGCCCTCCTTGCTTCTAACTCTTGCAGTGAGTTCAAGAGCGCACCAATCCTCCCCATTTCTTGCCAGTAGGCAAAGTATCTCAGATATAAAAAAAGCAAATAATAAAACCAATACTGCCGACTCTTCTTCGTCATTTAAGAAAGCAAGCTCCTCATGATAAACAGGATCTTCATTCATAGCCCATACCACTGATTGAAGTCTTGCTGACTGAACATACAGCACACCATCTGGTCTTATTAGATCAAGCTTGCCTCTCCCGTCAACAAGCACATCATCACTGCCCATTCCTGATATTAAGGACTTTGAAAACACATTAACTCGCTTTCCCGAAAAACCATCCTGCCCACATATTATCGCTGGCTCTACTGGCTCTGGGACTTTACTCTCCCTCACCCCTAGCAATCTTACAAAATCTTCATAGCTATCAAAATCGTCCTCTCTTATCGCTGATTCTACAAACCTATAAGCAAATTTCATATTTTCCATAATACATCTGAAATCACTACTTGCATTAAAACACCTGAATTCAAGAGTCCCGTATTTCTTTAACGATAGAGATGGAGATATAACAGGTCTTAAATACCCTTTTTTAGAACTATTTGAAAAACAAGCAACCAGACCCTCAATATCTTCTGATAATCTAACTTCACCCATGATTCCTGCATCTATCAGCGGAGAATAAATATCCTCCTTTAGTTGCTCTGGTACTTTCATCGCCTGATAAACATACATTCCTGTTTTATATATATGCTCAACTATTTTCTTTATTTCCTCAAAACTTAAATCACCTATATAAACATGAGCATCAAAATATAACCCCACTCCTCCCTGTTCATAACGCCCTTTCACGTAATTTCTAATTACCCTAAACGAATCCCTTGAAGGCACTAATGGAGGAGTGCAAACCTCAAACCCAATCCCTCCACCACCTTTACTCTTTTTCCCGTTGCTGTTACCAATAGTCTCGTCTTTATCAACGTAGAACCCTTCTGGCAAGTCCCCCTTCGCTGCATCCGCAAACTCAAGCTCTATCCCAAAAGTTCTATTATTTAATTCCATTATCTACCACCAAAAGTCATACTTAAATACTCAGCGTAGCTAATCCCATTCACAGCACAACAATTATAATTCCAGCCTCTTAAACCTAGCGACCCAAAAGCATTTACATCAAGCAATTTTCTCCCTCTGAAATCAAACCTAACTCCCCTTCCTTTCCAGCCCATCTTTTGATATAAGAATTTTGCTATGGACTCTTCATCATTCGCCCTAACATCTTTAAATCTCTCCATATCATTGTCTTTTATTTCTGCCGTACATATACCTCCATCAAATAAAACCTCCATTGATAACGAGGTCAATTTTCCGTCGACATTAAAAACCAACACTGACACCTCCCTGCCCTCCACCATCTCCTCTAAAATCTCCCTATCATCACCACCTGTCACCTCAACCCCCAGCGAATCACGCCCAAAACGTGGTTTTCTAATAATGTTTTTCGGGCAATATTCTGGAAATCTGTCTTTTATCTCTCTTTTATCATTAGCAATGATATAAGGATCAATATCTTCCCCTGCCATCCCTATAACACTAATCTTGTCAGACATACAAAAGAAATCACTCGCTATTCCTGCTTTATCAGAATGGATAAACTCAACCTCTCCCCTAGCTAAATCAACATCATTCATATCCTTTTCAGATACATAATCACTACAATAAATCACCTTGGTTCTCAATCTACCACCCTAACCTCAGAGAATAAAACACCTCTTGATAATTTTAAAAGAGTGAAATAATCTGGCTTCAATCTAACCACTCCAGCCTTTTTTATACTCTCCCAGTTAGCCATCTCAATCACAGTAAAATCCGTCGTCACACACTTAACCCTGTGACAAGTAAAACCACCTATATCAAGAAGTCCTTTTTTTATAACAACACCATCTTGACTTGCCGAATAAACCTTAAATTCTATCGTGAACGGATTCCCCATGCCTCTATAATATGAGTGATATGGTTCGCTTGAAAAACCTGTCAATAAAGCCTCTCCCACTCTTATCTCATCACCATAAATCTTAGGTAGTTTCAGAACCAAGCTACCCCCAAAAGAAACACGCTTGAAACCTATTTTCTTTAGCTCTTGATCTATGATCATTAGATCAAACTGAGAAGGTATACCACCCTTACAACAATTAAAATTAACTATTGCTAGGCTTTTATTTTCTACAAACTTGCTCTCTTCTACTGTTACTCCCTCCCTCCTCTCAAAGGCATCAACTACTGTAATCCCTTTGCATCCGTAAATGTTCACCCAATCATGAGAATCAAAGTCAGTGGTATAAACCCTTTCTCCTTTAAGGCAGTCTCTCAAAAAAACCCACTTCATCTGACTTTTAACCATAAAAGCCACGTCCACACCACAATCAAGGGCTACTTCCTTTATTTTCAGCATGTTTTTATAGAGTGTCTTTCTTGAGAATGTGACCAGCATAATTAACCCCTCCATCAGACTTAAATCCAAATTTCTCGAACAGCCTTCTTGCCCTTCTCTCGTCTTCATCAGTGGAGGTGAGTATATTTGCCTCATACTTCCCTTCTGGCAAAAAATTCATTAAATGACTTCCTAAACCTTTAATCAAAGTACCAATAAATATTATATAACCGCTTTTCACCAAGCATAAAGCTACTATTCCCCCCTCGCTCTTAATGCAGAAAGACTCCCCGTTAGCAACAATGTCAAACGAACTTGTCACCCACCCAAGATCACAAGCAACAGCCATAAAACTACTCTTGTCGCTTTCTTTCAATATTTCGCATTCAACTCCCCAGTACCTCATTGCCACCCAGTCTAGGTACTGGCACACTAGCTCCTTGCTATTGCAAATCATCAGAGATTTTAAGTCTTTCCCCGTATCCTCCTTAAAAAGATTTTGAGTAACTTCATCATCTGCAACCGATAAAGCCATATCCATAAAAGCCCCTTTCATTGCATTGCCTCCGAAAGGGACTAACTTCATATTATCCATGACTCACTATTCTCCCTTTTGATCTAACAACCTTTCCTGCTAAATGCTCATGGATCTCAATACCAAGCTTTCTCTCTAACCACTCAGCTACTAAATGCCTATGACAAAAAGACGATTGATTGCAATGACACATGAGTATATTTTCCTCCCATTCTGTAGACTCTATCTCCTTAATTACTTCCTTTGCATCCATCTTTTCAAGTTGTTTATTGAACGCATCTATATAACCTTCATCGTCAATTTCATCGGCTCTATACGCCTTCAATAAAGCCCATGTTGGCGCAAGCTTCGCCATCTTTACAGGTGTCTTTAAAAATCTAGGATTCCCCACTGCTATAGATATAAAGTTCAACCCCTTGTCTTTTCCCGCCTGATAAAAATATCCCGTCTTAACTATGCTCATTTTCTGTACTCTCTTGTTGGTTTAAAAAAATTACTATACTTTTTTTTGTTTGTTGCTGTCACCCGTATTTACCTATTGTGATTATTTTTGTTACAGCTTTTGTCAGGTCAAACGTCCCACCCTCTAAAACCTCCACTTCATACCCTCTCTTAAAAGTCACAGGAACTATCGCAACTATCTCCCCATCTTCACTCAGAACCTCTTGAGCCTTCCGTATATGCCTTTCCGCATTTCCTCTGGAGAAGGGGGGATTCATTATAATTCTGTCAAACTCCCTGCCTTTAAAATCCATGAAATCTTGCCTTATAACCTCAATATCATGCTTGTTTCTTTTAAGCAGCCCTATATTTCTCTCTATGCCCGTTATTAGCCCATTATCATGGTCTTGCATCAATAAAGCCTCGATCAGTCTTCCAGTGCCAAATGATGGCTCTAAAACCGTATGAAAAACATCTAGGTTTAGATAGTCAACCATTCGCTCTGCAATTTCCAGTGGAGTAATATGGCACTCTGTAGACTTGTCAACCGCAATAAACTCTATTTCTTTTATCTCTGGCAGTAAAACACGAGGCTTAATAATGGGTACTACGTGCGCCTGTGTTTTACCGTAAAAGTCTGACATATCAATCATTCTTCTGCCTTTTTAAAGGCATCTATTGAGTCTCTCAAATCAAGGTCATCAGGAGCTTCATGCTCTTTGCTGTCTGTCTGGAATGCGATAACCCATGGGAAACTATGACCAAATTTATTCTCTGAGTTTTGACCTTTGCATATTCTAAAACGGTATTTATTATCAATACTGAAACTAGTCCCTCGATAATCATGGTACACCTCTTGAAACTCCGCTTTAGTCATTGCCACAACTTCCATTATTTTCGTCGTGCCGTAGTTAGCTTTTAACTCCATGAACTTACCAACCTTATTAATATTAAGAATAGGTACTGGCTTTGGCTTTGGCTTTGGTGCTGGTACGGTGTAGCCTAATTCGTGCATTTTTTCGCACCATTCAGCTTGTGAGTATTCTAAGCTGTCACCCTCTCCAAAATGCAAAGGTACATCAGAATTTGATAATTTAACGCTTATCATGGTAGTTTTTTTATCTAGCTTTAATTTTATTTCTTTGGGTGAAGCTGGAAAGCCGTGTTTAACTAAAAAGCGTTTTAATATTGCGTTTGTTAAGGCCGAAGGGCTGAACTTTTCAACTTCTGGCAATAATGAGTTTTCGTAAGAAAGTCTATTAAGCAGGTGCATAATTGAACGCTGTTTATAATCATTAAAATTTACGTGCCTGTGCCAATTTCCTACCGCTATTTCAAGGGCTATCTCGTGCGATAAATTACCTTTTCTTAGTTCATCGGCAATCAGTCCCCATCTGATAAATTCCTCTACATGAGCCACAAAATTAGTGCGTTCCTCGTTATCGCCCCAACGGCTTAAATAGGGTTCATCATCTGAATTATCAATAATTGAATAGCCACGCTCTAGGGTTTTCTTATCGCTTGTAATACTACGCTGTAAGTCTCTAAGCTCTTTTAAAAGTGTTTCAATGCGTCTGGTTCTTACCCCTGCATCTGCTTTCATGTTTGCATAATGCGCCACACCGCCCACCTTCCACGACCAATAATCTGCACGTCTGCCATGATCTAAACTATTACGCATCGCTGTATCTGCTCTTTTTTGATCTCTTCTAGCGCTTTTTTCTGAATGATGACCAATTAGTATGGGCTGACCTTGTGCGAACCGCTCCGAGTATCGAGAAGCAGAACGAGAGTAAGCATTCATATCTCTAACACGGTTATTATAATATCCCTCTAAACGCTCCGCTTTTATCTCTGCTCTTTCTGCCAATGTTGTACCCTCTGGCTGTATTTCTTCATCATCAGGCAGTAAAAATAAGCATAAATCCTCTCGTGATATTCTATGAGCAAATACGAAAAGCTCTTGCTTTGACGCATACCTCATCCCTATAGATCTAAAATACAACCACAATTCCTTGTCAAATCTGAAATTTGGGTACAGTCTCAACTTATTATCTTCTGGCGAATACGTCACCTCTGAAAATATAGTTCTTAGATATTCCTTGTCAGGCTCTACCTTCAAAAGATCAGATATTAAGTTGTTCATTTTTTTCTCCAGTTATTTAACGTATGAGTATACTAATTGTTTTGTTTGCTTGCTGTCAAACTGTTTTGTTTGTTTATTTTTTTACAGACCAATGAATTATATTTAGCCTTTTTTTCATATCTCTTCTTTGATTATCTGGCAAAGCATTAAGCCATGACGATACGCTGGCTTTCCCTTCTTTGCATTTCCTTCTAGCTTCCAGCCATAGCAACCTATCAAGCTCTATATCCTTTCTTTGGCTCTCACTCATACTAAACAAATTGTCTGGATACTTCTCTGGTAACTTCAAATAGTCGCTTTCAATCCCAAGCAAATACCTAATTACTGACATTCTCTCTGACTCAGATAATTTTGCCGTACTATCTTTCCCTGTCAAACCCTTCAAAGTTATTCTATAAAGACCTTTCGTGCTTTTATTTTTAGGATTCAAATTGCACTTGTTTGCCAGTATATGAATTCTGGCTAGATCTTTGTTTCTATCTCCCACTATCTGTAAACCCTAATGGCATCCTCTGTTTTGTACTTCTTACTACTTCCCACAACCCTTGTTTTTACCCCTTTACTCTCAAGAAGCGAAACTAAATCATCCTTGCTAAACTCTGATAAGCTTTGATACCTCCCTGATACCATTATTTGTCTATCTGTTAATGATCTAGTCTTTCCAACACCCGCTATGTATGAAACTGACCTGTATTTTACTCCCTCCAGTTTCTCAACTTTCTCGCGAGCCATGAATGAAGCCATCATCTCCCTAACATCATCCTCCACCGCTTTTACGTTTTTTATCTTTTCTTCTGTATTCTTCTTAGCAGCGCCGAGCCTTTTTAAACTCTTCAATATTTCCTCGTCAATCCCAATAAACTCATCCACGGAATTAACAGATTCTTTCATTAATTTATCAAACCCAGTTTGATCTAGTTCTTTAATTTTAGAAATATTCACGACTGTACCTCCATTACCGCTATTTCATAAATCTTACCATCTTCCAAGACTTTTCCTGCCATTGACGCTATAGCTTTAGCATCCCCCTTGAATACACTGCAATTATCTTCCATCACCTTGTAGTCATAAGCCTTATCCAACTTGTAAGTACTCTCATCATTTCTGTTTCTACTATTGTAGACAGCGTTAGGATGAACTCCCATCCCTTTAGCTACATCAACAGCCTCATGAACGTAATTACCATTACTTTTCTTTACTTTTAGCATTCTCTCCTCCTACCTTCTTTTCTTTATCTTTCCCTACACGAATAAGGTCAAGATTATCTTCTTCGTTATCAACCTCTCTAACCAGATCATTATCACTGTAAATATCCGCATTGAATCCTAGTCTTGACAGGGCTTTGTTGATTGTATCACTTTCTAAAGCCTTTCTATAGAAGGTGTTTATACCCGTCTTCCCATTCACATAAGTAGTGATACCTATGGAGTTTCCTATCTCAAACTCCGTTCGATGCTCTCCACCTTCTACGAAGAAGATACAATCAATTAAACCCAATGCCTTGTATTCTCCAACCATCAGCTCAGAATGCTTTACGTTCTTCAATCCCCACTCTTTCCCGTAGATCCCGAACAGTTCAGTTGCTTTCTTAATCCTGTCAATACTTGGAATTGTCTTGTAGGTGCCAAGCCCATCATCTGAAATCTTCTCGCTAATCAGATCTTCTTGTGTCTTCTCAACCTTTTTCCACAAATATAAGTTACTCACTACAATACCCCTAAATCAATTAATTGAAACTTTCTATATGATGGTAACTTCACTATTGATACAGGCTCGAACCTCATCATCTCAAAATCGAATTTGCCCTCCTCCCAAATATCGTTATCTCTACAAAACTTATACTTCTCCAGAGTTCTTGATACGATTTTTCCAGCGTCCTCAATGTCCTCAATATCCATCTTGTAATAAGAACATTTACTATTGTCACTCTTTCCAGCAACACAAAATCTAAAATCAACAACGTCTATTCCATTTTGCCTTAGAACTTCTTTGTAAATATACTCCTGAACATCGTAGTAATACTGCCCAGACTGCCTGCAAAACATACCAATAGTTGCATCAATAGAAGTTTTTAAATCAATGCAAAACCAGACTGACTCTTTAGCTCCCAAATCAACCAGCAAATCAGGCCTAACCTGAATCTTTACACCCAGTATCTCTCCATGAAAAGTCCTCTCCACATGACAGGTATCAAGCTCAAGAACCTCACTAAGCTCTGCATTCAACAATTCTTTCCCATTAGCCTCTATCACATATCTGCTACGCAACGCCTTTTCAGCGGTTTTCTTCGCCTCCTCCACTTGCTTCTGAGTAACTATTGTTCTAACCTCCTTGTCTCTCAAAGTATTAAGCTTTTCCCTTAGTATAGGTATCGTGTCGCACACCGTTACCCCACCACCAGAAGCCTTCTCTTTTCTCTCCACGCTACCGCCCAATCTTTCAATAGCCTCAACAAGATCATTTTTTACTGGAGTACCATCAAAACCAAGGACTATATAATCATTCTCAAATTTCTCAGGCTCTAAAACGAAAGTATGGTGCAATGTACCGATGAAAAGAGCATCAGTGTATCTTTTCTTGTTCTCACCAGTTACATAAGCTCCTTGAAACTCGTAAGGATTCTCAAGCACCATCTTTACTCTTGACGCACTAAGCATAGAACTAGCATGATATTTTTTATTGCTAATCGTTACCCCTATCTCTTTTCTCTTCTTCAATTTCTTCCCCCTTTAAAATAATAATAATGACAAAACAAAAGCCAGCAAAGCCAGCAATATTAAAGACACAAAAGCAAACGCTTTTAATATCCCCTTTTTTACTCTTTTTTTCTTCTTTACCACTTTTAGATCCATGTACTTTCTTCTTACACCTCTCGAATACCTATCTGATGCAATATCACTCAAAACATGACCTCTTGAAAAACAACGCGACCCCATAACAAACTCCATTAATTAACTTCTATTTTTTTATTATAAACCTTTTTGTTTGTTTCTGTCAATGGTTTTGTTTGCTGTTACCCAGCAATCTCTCCTCATACCTCTCATACTTTCTTTCTTTCCCATAAATCTGCCTAATCATATCTACCCTTCTGCGACTAAGACCACGATAAAAAACCCCACTTACGACAATCATCGAAAACCAGTCTTTCTCTATAAATAAAACGTCTATACTTATGCTTCTTTGTCGCTCAATATACGCCCTCTTGCTTCTGCCATCTGCGAACATTAAAAACTCATTCATAGCATCTATAGAATCCTCCACAGATAGAATCACAAGCTTTCTACGCCTAACCCATCTAATAAAAACCGCCACCGCAAAACCCCCTATCCCATTATACCCTGACTGCATCACACCCCAAGAACCTCGCATAATTACAGGACACCCCTCTTCATCCCATTCAATATCTCCCAGACCCCTGATTATTTGATTCATGGAGTGACTCCCGCCATAAGTAGACTTAGGAACTAAAGGAACATACTCAGCAAATAAATCTCTAGCACTTAGCCAGTTACTTTCTCTTAGGTTTCTTCTTCGCTTACAGGTCAACTGGAGTCACCTTCTCCCCTTCCAGCTTCTTCTTTGCTATAGCGTGCCTTAACTCCATATTCATAGTGTTATAAATCTGCTGAGCATAGTTACAAACTGCCTTTGCCTCCCCCGTCTCTTGCTCGCCTTTCGCCACTCTCTCCATTTGACTAATTAAAAAAACCCTAATATCTTTTGTTGATTTCATTTTCTTCTCCTCTTTGCGTGTATTTTTTTTAAAAAAATTCATTATTCTCTTGGCATCAATTACCGCCAGCCTCCCCCTTCTCATCTCAGAAGGAGTATATCTACTGATACCTATCTTTTTACAAGCAACAGCATGAGTTCCATCCATTTTTATTTTTCCATATAATTCCCTGAATTTATTAACATCTCCTAAATCCAAAAAACCCGACCCTCTGATATTATATATTCCCATTTCTTTCGCTGACTTCATCATCTCATCTCCCTCAAATACTGAGCATGGAATTCCTTTGCAAGCACCTCGAAATACTCGATCACGTCATCAGTCAATAATCCGTACTTTTTAACAAATGATTCTTTGCCTAACGTGTGATAACTATTAGCCCCCCAGCTATGAACATGACCCATTAACGGCACTTGGTTATGATCATCTCTTATTCCGCCTCTACCCCTAACATGATGACAGTGCATATTATTAGCACCCACACCTCTTGTGGCTACCTCTCCAGAAATAACACAAGGTCTTCCGCCCAGCCATTTGCAATACTTCTCATCAATAATATCCCCAGACCTTACTCTTGGCTTTTTTGCTTTTGCTTTGCTTTTCTTCTTCCATGTTTTTTCCCTGTCTTCTCTCATTAGCTTTTCAACAAATACACTCAACGGAACTCTCCCGCCTCCTACTAAATTCACTACAGCATAATAATCATCTGTTTTTTTGGGATTGAATGTCATTCTCACAATTTTCTCGTACTCCTCCTTGTTACCTGCAAAACCTATGGTCTTATTGTTTTTTTCAACCAAGAATCTATTCATCCTTTTACCACCTTAATGTCATTTCTTGTTCTAAAGAACTTCCCTCTCATTTCTTTAGCACTTTCGGTACTAAATTGAATTCTTGCGAGGTTTCGCTCCATCGCGTCATAGAACTTATTAAAGTCCCTGCAATTGTCAGAACAGTACGTTCTCGGTCTTCCTTTTCCACTGTCTTCTATCACTCTTAGGCACGTTAAACACTTCATCCTAATAACCGCATCCAATCCAATGAAAAAACAATCAAAAACAGAATCACCCCTATAAAATCAGAAGCCCTCATGGTCTACTCACACTTGAGTAAAGAAACCCCCCAAAAGTCTTCTTGCTATTGGCCATTATAAAACCAGCCATCGCATTGAAGTTTTCAAATTTTTCGTAAGCCCCTTTCCACATAGGCACTTCTACAAAATTCTTACTTATATTAAAACTACCGTAATACCATCCGCCAATTTCTACCCACACTAATTGTTGACACGTTTTTCTTATTTTTAGCCTGAACCCCCCAATTGTTGATACAGGCACACTGCTTCTATTTATTTTAAATTGCTCAATGAAGCGACCAGATACGCTAATTATATCTTCCCACGTCCCTTCATCATGATAGCTATCAATACAGGTGTTAAGCTCGTCTTCATAGTCAGGATGTACAAAGCACCCCCCATCAATATTGACTTGCTCTATACCTGAATCAACCTCAAAATCTCGAAGAAGATAATGATGAATACCCTCCTCTTCTATGCTCCCAGCATCCTCATAAGCCTTTTTCAGTAATTCAAGCAATCTCTTATCACTACCACATCTCCTTAAAAGCAAATCGTAGTTAAAATTAGCATTCACCTCTATCCAATAATCATAATCCGTCTCTTCTGGTTCTTGCCTATCATAACTTTCTTGCAAATCACTAAAACTTACCATTTCGCCTTCTCCATTTAATTGTTTTATTTAATGAGTTAATTCTATTGTTTTGTTTGTTTCCTGTCAAACTGTTTTGTTTGTTTTGTTTATTTTGTTTATTTCAGGCAAAAAAAAGACCGTCAAGCTGACAGTCTATTTCTCATTTTTATCCCTCCGCTTTACCCAAAGCTATCGAGTATCGGCAGTAAGACTATAAATATCAATAAGCAAGCAATCGCTAATACTTTAACGAAACTCTTCAATTCATCTACACTGGGTATCCCATGCAACATCTTAATTATCCTCGCCTTTAGATTTAGGCTTTTCGTCTTCACTCCTCTCGTAGTAAGAAGTATCAGAATAACCATCGCTATAGTCTTTTACCCTAGACCCCTCTCCTGTCATAGCCTCTAGCTTTGCTTTAAAAAGAAGATCCCACCCTGACTGTATTTTAGTCATTATGAACACCAGCCCTGCAAAACCAACAGAAGCCCCCAACATTCCTAGAAACTCAAGCACTCCACTTCTTTCATCGAGTCCGTGAAAAGAATAATAAGCCACCCCAACAAGCCTAAAAAGAACACCTGTTAGCAATGATATTCCTGCCAGAGTGAACCAGCCTATCACCCCCACTGGTTTTATTTCTGCGTTTCTCTCGCTCTTTTTTCTTACTATTAGCAGATGAAGCGTAGTCCCTCCGAGTAACTGCATATTTGCTTGCACGATACTCCAGATGGCTTCTATTATTTTATCTGGCATCACTGTGTTCTCCCGCACAATACGCGCTCAATCCATAATCTTCCCCACTGCATGGATCTCTATTACAAAAAACCTCGCACCCGTTTGGCACTATTACCATGTTAATACTTGTGCAAGGTATGTCCTTAATCTTATCTACGAGTCTTTCTTCTTCTGACACACCTTGCTTTTCTTTTTTATCTTGAAGAATGCCTCCCATGAACACAGAGCCTCTATTTGCTTTAGCGTCAAATAATCCAACTCCTTCAAGGTTCTCTTTTTTGGTAGCTCTGGTTTTTTGAAAATCTTTTTCAGATGCTCCTTGCTGTCCCGTACATCTATCCGTGTTGTACACGATACTAAGCTTATCGCAATCAGACTTACTAGCGATATTCTCCCTAGCCTTCTCCACCCTTTTGAGATCACCATCTCTTACTCCTTTTTCAATTACTACAATTTCTTTTATTGCTTTTTTTGCTACACCCTTGTCATGAAAATAAGAATAGCCACTCCATACCGCAATAATCAACGCAACCACCACGACAAGTAACCCTGCCTGTTTGATCGCCTCCATTCCTCGAACCACACCTATCGCCTTTTTTATCATGCCTTAATAATCTCTTTATTTTGAAAAAGTATAAACGTGAGTGTTTTTTTCTTCATGTATAACATCTAAATGAACCCACGATACCCCGCCCTCAAGCCTTATTTTGAACGGGAATAACTCGGCATTATCCCTTATCCAATTCCTTACCTCAACTGCTGTCATTCCATCTACGTCAAAATCAACAGCTTTGCCCATCATGTGCGCTGATATATAAAGAAAATTTCTACTTATAAAGTTTTTGATTATCGACTGAACCACAGTCCTTAGCCCTCTTTGTTCTCTCCTACCACTATTAACAGTTATCCCCCTACCTATCCCCTCTCTTATTATTAGCATGGCGTATAACAGCCTATAATCCAGAAATCTCCAAGATCTCTCGCCATATTTTTTCCGAGTTCTTTTGCCCACTAACTCATGAATTCCGAAGTATTTTTTTATACCACTTCTAACTTCACGCTCGCCTAATAGGTTCATACTACCTTCCTTTTATTGGTATCAAATAAGATATGCCCGTCATCACTCCGTCCTGAATAGTAGATGCACCGTTGTTAAGCACCTCGTAAAAAATATCTAAATTTAAGTTTTTGATTATCTCATAAGACATTCCTCCCCTTAGTCCTGTGGTGCGCCTACCTCCAGACTTAAACAAAGACCCGCCATCTTTATCAAGATGAAACGCACCAATAACCACAGACAATTTATGTTTGATTTTATATTTGCCCTCAAGGTCAACCATCCATAGCTTATGAGACAAGTCTTGGTAGTAGGTAACAGACCCCCCTAATGGAGTGTTTACCCCAACCCCCATCCAATTATGATCGGTATTTATCAAACTTGGAATTTCATCAACGCCTCCTGATCTAATGTTCTCATGCCTGTACGCTAAATGAAGTCTATTGAAATTGACTTTCACATCGGCTCTTCTAGTATCTACTTTAAACGTATTAGCGTATTCGGCTTCTGTGATTTTATTACTGTTACCAATATCGGTAGAACTAACCCCCAGAGATACACTAGAAGGCACGACCTTACTGCACCCCTGAATACCTACTGTTATAGTCAGTACGGCTAAAGCTATCAATAATTTGTTCATTTCACACTAACTCCTTTTCTGACATTCCCTTCAAACTTCTCTATTTTTACATTGATCTCTTGACGATCCCCCTCAGTAATGGCAGATACCCCAACCTCGGTTATATGGTCGACTAAAACTAAGCCCATTTTATTCTTAGCAAATAACAAAGCGGTTTCCTTATTCAGACGTTCCTCTACAACAGGCTCGACTATTGGGATTTCCTTGCCAGTGCTATTATTAACGATAGCTTTTTGATTCGCTAGTACCTCAGCTTCATTTACAACAATTTGCTGAAATTTCTTCCAGCCCTTTGCTTTTGCATATATCTCAATGTCTCGCATTGGAAATGCTAGATTTATTGTTACTGATTGCAAGTTTAGTGATGACATGATTTTCTCCTAAATTAATATATTGTATGAGTGACGTAGGCTCTTTTCCTACCTTGATATGAGTTGGGTAAAACTGCACACCTAACTCTAATCTTTATACTGTCATTAAAGCCTAATACAATACCGCGCTCGATATTCTTATGAGCGCGAGTAATGGATGCGTATATCGATACACTAAAGCCATACTGACGATAATCTGCGTTATAATATGAATCAATAGCCACGCCTACTATATTTCTTCCGTAAGAACTCGAGTCTGTTAAAGCACTTATAATAGTAGTAGTACCGTCAACAGTTATTTCATAATCAATATTAGAAGAGTTACCACACGCGGGTGAAATTATATTGCCAATAACTCCGCGACTAGAGACAATATCGCATAAAGTAAACCAAGTGTTGACAGCTGTTACATCAACAAAGTTGCCTCTGTTTAATGCGAGTATAGCCGTAGACGCCGTATCCGCATCCGCATTAGCAGCCACAGTTGGAGATGTTATAAAAGAAGCCCCCCTAATAGGCTCTATGCTAAGTTTTTTAGGATCTGACGTGACATTTCCACTACCGCCACCACTACCGCCTAATATTAATGACATAACTAAACTCCTATTTTTTCTGATGCTTTGACAGTCATCTCGTATGACCATTCTGAAGCACTGATTTTATATAATTCTAAACTACCGCTTGTTGGCTCTTTCCAGATTATGACACTTTCGCCATTCATCGTGTTAAACATCGGTAGTTTTATTGTGACTGGATATGTCTTGAGATCACCATCAGGGTGATTTCTTAATTTTATAGAGCCGTTTAAAGACATATCTGCAACTATTATTGGATCAACGAAGGTTGCACTGCTCTTTACTAAGTAAGTACCGCCCATTTTTACGATTGAGCCATTTAGCAATTTAGCGTGTTCGCAAACTTCCCACCCACTGCCATCGGCTTTCACTTGCATTTTCTTACCCGCATCGGCATACATGATGCCCGATGGCAAGTTAGCAGATGCAATATCGGAAGCTATATCTGCCTGCACTGATTGAGCTGTCACAATATCAGCTTCAAGTGATACCTCGCGAGCAGTAGCAGTAGTATTTATTACTGTTAAATCAGCTAATACTTGTGCCGAAGCTTGCAAGCTTATTACGACAGATTGACTAGCAGATTCAGCAGAATTTTTCGCGCTTATCGCGCCTATCAAAGCCTGAAGAACTTCCGATCTAAGCCCGTTAAATTCTGCTGGTGAGTTAGTCCACCACAAAAATAAAGCGTCTGAATTGTTATCGAAATCCTGTGGGTCTTGCCCTTTTTGTGGCACTACAGAAGGATATTCTGTTATTGTAGACATTAGTATAATTCCTCTAATCTATAATTTATTATTCCGTGTCTTTTTACTACAATTGAGCTAGTAAGCGATAAACCGTAAATAACAGCCATTCGATATTTCTCTGTTGCAACAATCAAAACAGGCTTTCCGCTAAAACTATTTAATCTGTCATTTACTATATCTATCTCAGTATCTTCAACAAACATCGGGATTGAAAGCGTCTTAATTGACGCACCTTCTTTTATTGATGTAAGCCTAAACTTATTTCTTATAACTTCTGAGAAAGACTTATTAGATAAGTCCAATCCCGTTGCTTGCCCGAGATTAAACTCGTAGCCCCATATCCACGCCCCAAAGCTTGCAACCGCTCCAGTGTTATCAATCGTTATTTCAATACGTTTATTTTTTATATCGCCACGCCCAAAATTAAAAACAACATCTTTTTTACTGATTCGTGGCCTGAAAAAATACTCCCAGAAACTCGCAGAACCCAGATACATGTTATGAGTTTCTTCAAAGAAGACTTCATTAGCATTATCCATATCCATAACTTTGACGCTAATCGTCCGTGCTTTAGCGTTTATAAATGCCAAGTTAGTGCAATTCGGCGGCTCTACTGTATATGTAATTGTATCAGGATTACTAGTAGTTGTAGATGGAGAAATATCAAAAGAAGCCATCGCATTACTAGGACTATGATAAATCCAAGGCGTGTCCGATTTAGGCTTTAACTCTTCTGCTGTTACATAAGCTGGGCGTTCAGACGTGTTACTAACACACTCGAACATAAAACCATTATCCTTAACACGTTGCCCAACGGTATAACTACCCGCCACCCAATTCGCAATATCGCTATAAGCTCCATTTAAAAATGTAAATTGAATCCCTGCTTCAATCAACGCCCATTTTGCAGATGGCGACACTAACAACAACGGTTTATTGTTACTATGCGCGTCTATCTGCGACCACATATTTCTGTCTGCGTATGTTCTTATCTGACCTTTTGACACTGTTTCAGCAGATGAAAAAGCACCGTACTCACCCGTATTGGTGATATTTGTTGCTTTAATATGCGTGCCTTTGATCTCAATCGGCACAATGGCCTTTACATAACAAGTCATCTAAGCGACCTCTTCTTGCACTTGTTGTGCTTTTTCTTCTAAATACAAAGCATTATCTCGCGCAATAGCGGCTTCTTTATTAGCTTCTTCTGTTTCTGCTCTCAATCTTGTTATCTCTGCTGATTGTTCTCTACTCAATTGAAGTTGTTTTTGACCATCATCAACTAATTTTCTTAATAATAAAGCAGATTCGTTAGCAGTGCTTGTAAACGAACCCAAGCTTCCCGACAACCCGTTAATGCTTTCATTGGTCTGGTCTGCCGACTCAGCGAGAGAGTCATTAGACGCTATCATACTATCAACAGACTTGACTGTTCCCACTTCCAGAGTTTGCACTCCACCTACGATATTCAATAAACTCTTATCAACACCAGCCAAAGCATTGACAGCACTAAGCCCAGACCCTCCTATATAATCAGAAGCATCAGCAAGCCCTAGTAGAGCTTCAACTGCATCAGGATTAGTTTTAAACTTCTCTACTTGAACTTGTAATTCTGCAAAAGAGTCAAGTTGCGCAGGGTCGATATTAAACTCATTACCAACCGATATTATATCTTGAGCATATTTACCCTGCTTTATCATCTCCTGATTAGCATCACTAAATTTAGACGTGTAGTTAGCAACTGACGGCAATAACCCATCAATACCACCTTTAAGAGCTTCTAATCCAACATTTGCAGATAATCCAGCATCATGATACGACTTAATAATAGCTGATCGTGCTTCATCCTGCTTAGCAATGGCATTAAAAGAATCAACGACTGCGTATGAAGATAGCGCGGCTTCTCTCCCTGCTTCTGTTGTTAAATCAAGCCCTGCTGTGTACATTTTAAGACCAGATAAGCTATTGATACTAGCCGTTCCAGTCAATCCTAATTCTTTATTGTAATCAGCTATTGCGAGCTGGCTCTGCTCGCGCTGATAATCAAGCTTCTCTGCATCTGTAGACACAACATCGTAGTAATGACTGCTTGCACCAAGTAGATTATTAAGACCTCCCGCCAAATCTGCAAAACGTACAGTGTTAGCAAGCGCACTGTCATTAGTCTTACCCATGTTTAAGTTTAGCGATTTAAAGTACGGCACTCCAGCTTCTGCTGTGATTGCAATCTGCCCAGCGCGTTGGGCGAGTTCATCATAACTATCTCCAGTATCCTTATAGAGCGATTTAAGGTCAACACTCATTGAATCAATAATAATTTTATACTGCTCAACAATTCCTTTTTCTGGGTCTAAAGCCTCAACACCTTTCTTACTAAGATTATCTTTAGCCTTAGCAATAGTATTTTCATCCAAGAAAGAAGCGGTAGTGTCATACAAAGACTTCATAGCATCGAGAAATTGCATAGATTGCTCAGTCGCTTCACCACGCACATTTTTAGTTTCTCCAGAAATGAACCCTACACGCCCAAAATCCGTGTCACGATAAAAGTTCCGACCGTCGGCAAATCTGTTTCTATAAAATCCATCTTTAGAACCGCCAGCCCCGATATTTTCATTGGCTTGCGTGACTGTGCCGAGTTGCGCCCGTGGGTCATCAGCGAAGAAACCACCGATAAATTTACCTAAAAATTCACCAACAGCACTACCAATTGGACTCCAATAAGCACCTATTATTTTTCCAGCCGCGCCTCCATATTCTTCACCGTGATTACCGTTTTCACTAAGCTTGAAATTTTTAATCGTATCGAAGCCAGTTGTAAATACATTGCCAAAACCACCACCTTTTGCAGGGTCAGAGCTAAATAATCCGCTCATTCCTTTCTTTAGATTTCCGATAGCTCCATTTATTCCATCCGTGCTTATGGACTTACCAAACGCATCGAATAACGACCTGAGACCGTTTTCACCATCGTTAGCCATCTCTAAAATAGCATCACGCATTGAATTAACAGAGTTAATATTCCGATCTATCGCAATATCTTGAAGCTCCATGCCACGAATTTCCTCAGCTCTTTTTTTGTTTCCGTATTCTTGTGCTAAATCGTGCAATCTCTGGGCTTCCACCCCTTTCTCTAAAAGAATGGTTTTAGACTTGATTTTATCAGAAAGCTCATCAGTCTTATTTGTGTAATCTATTAATTGCCTAGATGAATTAGCCAGCTCAATCGCATTTCTAGCTTGTGCTTTTGTATAACCTTCAAGCACTAATCTGGATTTCTCTACTGCTTTTTTCTCGTCTTTGAATGCAACTGTCACTAGCTTTATAAACTTTAAGCCCTTGCCTGTTTCTTTTATTACTTTCTTGTTTAATAAGTGAGTTTTTCTCTTTATTAATTCGCGCTTAGTCTCAACAGCAGTAAGACCTTTTATAATTGCAAAACCACGCTCCTCTGTTGCCCAATATTCTTTAATACTCTCTAATGCCGACTTAGTTATTAACTCTTTCTCTTTTTGCTTCTTATTATTATCAGAAATAGCTAATGTCTCTGCCTTGAATGCCACGGCAGACTTTATAAATGACTCTGTTAGACCCTCTTTGCTCTTGCCCACGACTTTACTTCTTAGCTCATATTCGTAAAGCTCAATATTAGTTAAACCAAGCTCATTCCTCTCCTTTCCAAGCTCTTTGTTAATTTTCGACATAGCAGTAGTTAAATTCTCAATAGAACCCTTAGCCTTGTCTCCTGCCCCTGTAGTTCCATCTATTGACCCGTTAAGACCGTATATTTTTGTTGTTGTTGGAGCGACTGTCTTTCCTAGTTCATCATATTTTGACTCCAATGTAGATAGTGACTTACTAGCCTCACTTATTACTTTTTGTTGCTCTTTTATAGATTCATTAAATTCAAGAGTCTTTCTCTTTTTTACTGAACCACTCCCCCTTGTTCTCTCTCTTCTTTTTGTAGGATCATTTAGATAAGCATATCTCCTAGCTTTTAAGCTTCCCAATACTGCCATTTGATTTTCAAGCAATGCTTTAGAGTTGAGAATCAAATCCTGAACCTCTCCTTTTATTTCTGCTCTTCTATCCTTTGTCGCCATAACGTACTCAGAAGATATTCCATTAACTTTATTTAAAATATCTCCGTGTGTCGCATGAACACCATTACTCAAAAGAATCGTATTCTTTAATTTATCAGCCTCACTTCTTGAGTTAAAAAACCACGCTGTAAGCCCTGCAAGAGCAATAACTATTAACCCAATCGGACCGCCCACAAACGCCATTGCAATGCCAATCCCACGGGTAGCTATGACCATAGCATTCGATGCTAAAGTCGCAACACCCAGCGATAGCGCATAGGATGCATAAAATACTGTATTAAGCACAACCCTCTTTCCTGTTAAAAGCAATGACGGTGCTAACCTAGCGAGAAGCACTGTTGCTAATAACCCCACCGCTGGAGTTAGTAAGCTCATATTATCCGCCATAAACTTCATTGCAGGGACTGCTACAACTAACAACGTCTGTCCTAAAGATATAAATTCAGCTTGCACTCCCGCGATTAATCTCTTTCCTTGAAATATTGGTGACTTAGCCATCTTCTCAAAAGCTTCATCTGTCGCACCAGCTTTATTCTTCATTTCCTCCAGAGTGTCACTAAAACTAATCGAAGCACCGCCTGTTAGTGCCAGCACAGGAACTAATGCCTCAACCCCTCCAAAGAGTTTAGCCATTGCGTCCGTATTTCCGCCAGTTTTAATCCTTACATCTTCTAAGAACCCAGCTAAACCCTTTGATTCCAGCCCAGCAGAATTAAACTCAATCCCTAATGCTTTCGCTTGATTTTCTGCATCTTTTGTTGGTTTCACAACCGAAGCCATTATAGCTCGCAAGCCAGTCATCGACTCCGTGGTACTTATTCCACCCTTGGTTAATGCAGATACAGCAGAAAGAAGCTCATCAAAGTCCACCCCCGCTTGTGAGGCTAATGGCGCGACCTTTCCGATCCCTGCCGATAATTCAGCAATAGTTGTTTTACCAGCCTTCATAGAAACAAACATAGCGTCAGAAACTGCCGTAGCACCTTCAACCTTGTCACCGTATGCATTCAAAACAGACGTAAGACCGTCTGAGGCGGTGGTAATATCAGTCACCCCTCCTACTGCTAGTTTATTTGCTGATGTTAGTGTATTGGTGGCATCAGAGGCAGATTTTGCCCCAGCACTTATTATCTGATAGTAAGCTTTTGGCTGCGCCTGTAGATTCCCGAACAGACCCGCTTGCTTTTTTGCCTCCTCTGATAGATCCGACATACTGAATGTTGTCGTATCAACAAGGGTAGACACTTCCAAGAGAGAATCTGCAAAGGCAGCGGATTGACCCACTATTAATGAGAAAACACCGCCTATCATTACATTTCTCAGAGACACTACTTTATTTCTTAGCCCCCCTATTGCTTGCCCTGCAATTCCTGCATCCTTAGACACCCTCCCAAGACCTTTCTTCCCGCCGATCCTCTCAAGATCCCTCTCAACAATATTTCCTTTGTTTTTGAGTTTATCTAGTGACTTTCTTGCGCTCTTGGTTAGTACGCGAACCTCAATGATTGTACTATCAGCCATTTCTCGCGGACTCCAATATAGACTTGAATGAGTTATAAACTTGCTCTCTACGAGCATTTACAGATATGGCGAAAGGCGCATCAATATCCTTTCCTTCTGCTTTTTGTATCATACCCTTATAAGCGCGTTGCATCCTAATTAAAGTTCCTGCTTCCCACCCGCTTAAATAGTTTCCAGTCGTTCCAGACCAATTCTTCATCTCCGTCCAGTTAATATCATCAAACTCTTCAAAATATTCAAACAAGTGATGCCCTAGCTCATCAACATCTGGCATCAATGCGCTAGGGTACATCTTCTTCCTTGTTTCTTTTCCGTCTTTTGGTTTAGTGTTTAACCATGCGCTTTGCTTTACTGATAGAATTAACTGTTCTCTGAGTTTCCCAAATATCCAGCACGATCATTAATAACATCAACTGCTTGCTCTCTAAACTCTGGATACTTAATGAAATAATCTCTTATCTCGTACTGCTTATCTTCATTGCTATTATCAATACTTACAATTTTATCACCCGCAACAAAAAACATTGAAGTAGTGACCGATGCTATCAAGTTTGCTGTCTTTGCAATCTCCTCATCTTCGTCGTAATTAGCCTTACCCTTCTTGTTGATTGAGTTATTAGCTAATTTTGACTTAGCCTTCTTGTAACGCTTTGATTGATCTCCAAGCATGACCATGTGTTGAGGTTCTGTAATAACTTCATCAGACCCCTCTTTTTGATACTTAACAGTCATATCATTACCACTTGGCGTAGTAAATATTAACTTCACTTTCTTTTCAGCCAGAACTTCTGTTGAAAAATCATTAGCGTTATCACCTGATACTAATTTTAAACCTGTCATAATCTTATTCTCTCTTGGTAGTTAAAATTGAACGGGATAATTTCTAGCCATCCCGAATGAAGCCGAACCGCGCAAGAGCCTTTTTAATTCGCTATTGGCTTTATATTGAAAAATGACTCACAGACGAGCTTCACAATATCTGTCGCACCGCCATGAGCTACCTTTGCTCTAGTAAACTGCAACGATAAATAAACTCTGTCAGTAGCACCTTCATATTCCAGAACAATCCAAAGCGTATCACCAGCACTGTTCTTGTTACCAACAACTAAAGCCTGTGCCTGTTCGCCTTTCTTAAACTTAAAATCAAGATTGAACCCCGACATTTTCTCAAGTGTCTTATAAGGCGTTACTAACTTTCCATTAACATGGCAGATGGTAGGCTCTTGCTCTTGAGTCTCCCAGTAATGATCAAGCTCACCAATATTGGTAATCTCGCAATCTTCTGGAAATGTAAACCCGCTTGCATTAAACAGTGTTTCAAGCGCAACACTTGTCTCTTCCGTTGGAGGAGTAGCACTAAAGCCAACTCTCATTTTTCCTACTTTTGTATCCATAAATCACCCTTTGTAAATAAACATTAAACCAATGTTATATCCTATTCCTAAGACCTAACCATTAATCTTACTCGATTAAAGACCACGCACTATCAAGATCTTCTGAGCTTACAGTAAACCCAAGACTCTTCTTCGCATCCTTCACCAATATCTCTGCTCTAGCCTTGAAACCATTATCATTGATATAAGCAATAATCGAATCTAGCTTATCAATTTCTTCCTCTTGACTATCTCCAGAGTCCTCCTGACCTTCATCAGCCTCTTTCCATCCATCTTTAATCAAGTAAGGAGCATCCTTTTCATTAAACTCCTTAGTCATATTTCCCTTTGATAAAAGAATCTTCTTCTGTTCTTTGCTCATGCTACACACTCCACGTTTTCATATTCAATGGAAACTGGCGTAAACCACCAACCATCACGATTATCAACAAACCCTTTTACGTCGGGCTTTCCCATTATTTCAATATCTTCCAATATTAGCCCATCTGGAAATAAATCAGCAATCTCCTGAGCCGTTTCTTCGCCCCACAACGCACCATTGCTCTTCGGATACCACAGCAGAACAGTAAAAAACCCTTGATTTTTAAATCCGCCTATCTCTCTATCGCTTTTATTTGGCTTTATGAATAGCTCTATATAAGGACTATCCTTGCTATCAAAACCATTCCCAACATTATACTTTATCGGATGAGTTAAATATTCTAACTTCAACCTCCCTGTAAGTGCTGTTCTTATTTCAAACTGGTTCAAAGCTTAAACCTCTGCACTGCTAGTCCGAACATTCTATCACCTCTCACGTACTCATATATTCTCGCGTAATCATGGCTATTGCTAACCACTACAGTATCACCTATTTTAAAACCCTTTGAAAGCCTATTGAATCTGGCAGACTGACTTGCCTTTACATTTGTTAGTGCGTTCTTTTCATAATTAGCTACAATCACTTTGCTTAGATCAGCCTCTCCTAACGCATAATTAACACTAGCTCTCAACTGCCCAGAAAACTTTCTTGTCTCTGACACAACATCGTTAGCCAAGCTTACCGTTGCTTTTGCAATTTTCCCCTCAATCGGTTTTTCAACCAACTTATCGAAAGACTCCTCCCACTTCATTTTCTCAATTGAATCTCTCTGTAAATATTAAGATCTCCAGACTTGGTTAATTTACTGTCCTGAACAAACCAAACAACCCCGTTCTTTTTTACATGAGTCATTTTCTTAAAATTCTCTTCTGATAAAGTGTCGCCTATCATTATAAAAATATCGCCTTTAGCCACATCCTTCCCAAAATCCTTATCAAAATCCACTGATAACGACTTAATATCCGCTAATTTCTGAAATACTCCTGCTGGCGCATCTTCGTTATCAGGCAAGAAGCCAGCCTCTAGCAACTCACCATGCTTATCCATTCTGGCAATTAAACGCTTTCTAAATCTTGCGTAGTTCATCTTATTATCAACTTCCTTGATCTAGCAACGAAAGGCATTAGCAATGACTTTACCACCAAGCCACTTACTCCGCCTCCTTTAGTTGTATCGTAAGACCATGATACCTTTCCTATCGTTTCTGAGGTCAGTCCTTGATCCGAATCAATCCCATCTGCAAGCCTTACTGCTATCAACACCGTAGCAACCTTTACTGACAGTGGCACTTCACCTCCCTCTCTAGGGAATACTCCAGCTTGATTAATATCCTTTTTCTTCCCCTCGTAGGAATGCATACCATCAACTATAAGGCTAGCCCTTTCCAGAAATACCGCCTTTTCCCCATCTGACAACAAGTCCCACTCAGCAAGATCATCTCCTGCTAAATAATCACCTGAATCTACAACCTCTGTGTACATTTCACTCTCCTTTTACCCAAAAAGCCCCTAATCATAATAATTAGAGGCTTTTAACATCACTTTTCTTTACTTACTTTTCTTCTTGAGCCTTAGCGCACTCATCAGCAGTTGCGTATGATTCGTTTGGCTCGCTTTCATGGTAGAAGTGCGCCCCTACTTGTCTTATGCCAGAATAATCAGTTCTCTTTTTTTCTTCTGGCTTTGCCTTTGCCTTTGCTTTTGGCTTTAGCTTTGGGTCTGGTTCTTCCTTCATCTTAGCCTCACCCTTATCGCCCTCCACTGAATCTTTTGATTCCGATCCCTTTACCACCTTATCTTTTTCAGTGACACTCTCTTTTTCGCCACTTTCAATCCTATCAACAACAGCCTTTAGATCCAAGTATTCCTGATTCTTTACTGTCGCACTACCGTCCTTCAAAAGAAACTCAAGAGCTTCAACAGCACCCTCAACCTTTGCCCCTTCCATTTTCTTTGCCTTTGCAAGCAAATCAGTAATTACTTTACTCATACCTTTTCCTCTTCGTTAGATAATCTTACACCAAAAAAGCCCCCAACCATGACAGTTGTGGGTTTTTCCAATATTTGCTATTACGCGCCTATTTTTACCTTCAAATTCTGAATCATTGAAAGCTTCGAATCAACAACCAGAGCGTATAATCCACCGCCCTGCAACTCGGCAATGCTAAGCCCAGATTTTTTAGCGTAAGGTGTCTTACCTCCAGCACCCGCAAGACCACCAACAAAACCAAAACCTACAGGGTGGCAGATGTAGAGCATCTTTGTACCCCACTCTTCCTTTCCAACACCGTTGCCAGCTTTTGGCGAATCTGTGTACATGAGCGGACTAGATAGATCCTTCATCTGGAAAGCAAACGCACCAGCCTCTACCAGAGAGATAATGCCATCTTTCATATCATCATCCACTACTATCTCAGTAACGCCATTGTAAACATAACTAGGCACATCTGACTGTACGGTCTGCTCAATACCATCAACAACCTTTGTTATTAGACCGTAACGCTCAGTAATCAACTCTTTTGCAATAGTTCCATCTTCTTGCTTTTCAAGTATGTCAAACATTGTTACCGAGTTCATATACATTTTAGCAAGCTTGCCGAAACCCATATCACCTTTCTTTTTTCTTACTTGCAGTACCAGAGCATTAGAAAAGTTCGCCAACCCTGTCCCTACAGTTATTTCCGCAATATCACTCATGCCAGAAATTGTCGCACTAATGATCTTGTTTAACTGTGTTGCCCAGTAAATGCCAATCTTTTGCAATACCAACTGATTAGGCTTTGTAGATGACGCTAAGTCCTTTTGAATCTGTCTTATCGCCCACCACATATTTCCGTAGAAAGTCTTAACATCAAGTTCTTCAAACGCTGGTTCTAAAGCCCCTGCTAAATTATCAGATGCATCACCGAAGTTTTGCTCTGCCCATTCATAATCTACAAGACCAACTTTAAACACGCTCTGTACGTTATCTTCCTGCATTGCATTCAGTAATGCTTTAGCACTATCCGATGCGTTAGCCAGAATGCCCGACGTATAAAGTCTGTTTACTGCCGTTGACTCAAGAAAGCTTGTTGACTTCCAATCGTTGTCTTGAATTATCTCTGCTATTGTTTTAGCCATTCCTTTTACCCTTCTATAATTAATCGTTACAAATTCTTAAACAAAGATTAAGGCTTGTAATCACCCTCATCCACCTTCCCGCCACTTTTATCTCTTGCCCCACTTTCTTGAGGACTAATATCGAAAAACATCGACTCTTTAGCGTCCTTCTCAGCCTTTCTCATGCCTGACACAACATCTTTAAGAGTAGCGTCCTTGCCATCCACTCTCATCGTTGTACCATCTTCATTCTTATACGATATTTTTCCGTCATCTCCGTATTCAGCGATACTCATTATTTCTTTTGCTATATGCTTCATCGCCCCCTTCTTCGCTCTATTCTTAACAAGAAGCTCCGCAATATCACCCTTCATTGACGCTTTTAAAACTTCTTTTTTGTGCTTTTCATCGCTGTTTTTAATAGTTTCATTTGCTTCAACTAATTCGCCCTTCAATGCTTCTATCTCAAGCGAGAGAATATCCGCCTTATCACCCTTCTTTCCCTTCTTAGATAAATTAGTGATAGCTCCTGCTTCATCTTCGTCGTCGTCCTTCATTCCAAGCTTTGTTCTAACAGCTTTTAGTCTTGACTCTGCTTTTGACAGCTTCTTAGTTATCTCCAGTTTTTGACGCTCTTGTTCACTTACAGATCCGTCCATCTTTACAATTGCTTTATTGATTTTAGCAAGCACCTTCTCAGCACCACTAGTATCTCCAGCTAGTAATAATTTCTTGTATTGATCTAATAATTTTTTCATTTCTCTCTTCCTTTGGTTTCTCGTGCCTTTATAGGCTCTCTATAGTATTACTAATTAAGCTCAAAAACAAATTAGCCAGCAATCAGTCTCTTTTCAGCTATTATTCCTAGCCTTTTTATTATCTCGTCATTCCTGAACCACCTAGATCCTTTAATGTCGATATAACTTCTAACCTTTGCCTTTCCTCCTGACCATAGCCTGTACTTTTCTTTTCCCATCATCATTTCTGCCGTTTCTGGATTTCTTCTAAAGAAAGTCTCCAGTTTTTGACCTTTGAACAGAGTTATATTAACTCCCTCCCATACCGTTATTAATATTGATCTGCAATGAGGGTGACGTGGAGGAGGATCAGGAATATCAAACCTTGAGGCATAATCTTTTCTACTGTAAAACTGATTATGCTTTCCTATGCATTGTGCGCTCGTCTTTCCATCCAAGATGGCAATGCTCATCCATCCTCTGATGCGTTTACCATTCTCTTTGTCAATGTCAGCATAGGCATACTCCCTTCCTGCCTTAGCAGTGTTTCTCCAGAAGTTTTCTGTAGCTTTTGAATATCTAGCAACTTCCTCAGATCTAAACCTAGATAACGATAATCCTTCCTTGTGAATTTCTATCGCCTTAGCCATAAATCTAATGGCTCTCCTTTTTATCGCACTCTTTCTTTCCTTCGCCTCCTCAAGGAAAGTAAAACCAGCATTCTCGTACTTGTCGAGATCCACTGTCTTTTTAGCACCTGTTAATATTGAGTATTGTTGCCCAATGAACTCTGCTAGGTTTTTTTCAAGATCTTTATCAGTATCATAACCACTGATATATTTTTTTATTCTTCTAGGTGATTTTCCTTCCTCGATACCAAGAGTCACCCAGACAAGCAGTAACTCAAATCTATCTATTGCCTTATCTTTTATTTTGTGACTTTCGAGAAATAACTCCTTTGTTATAAACTCATCAAAACCCTTGAGACTATTAGGCACTACTTGTACCCCATCTCTTCCATGAATACTGACTTAGCAATCTCGCACAAAGCTATACATTCTGACATTCTCATACCAGCTTGAATAAAACTTATGCTGTACTCCCCGTCAGATTCGTCTAATGCGATTATCATTATTTTTTTCCCGTCCTTAAACGCATTTTGTTTCCCTAGTGCTTCAATTGCATCCTCTAGTGCCTGTCTAGGACTAATCATTATAGCGTTATTCGCCACACTTCCCATTTTTGTAACATTGCTCTTTTTATCCATTCTCTTCGCCTCCCTCTTGCTCTATTCTCTCTTTCTCAATAAGAGCATCAAATTCTTTTGGCAATGTTCCACTGGTTTTCATTCTTGCCCATAATGTCTCCCTGCTTAGATCTCCAGAGTTAAGAAGTGATAACAATAACTGCATCTGCTTATCAGTAAATAAATCAAACTTCTTATTAAATACAAGAGTGTCTTTTTCAGACTTCGTTTCGTTTGATACCTCGTAATACCATTTAAACAACAGGTTAAACTTCGAGTCCAACTCATGAGCCACAACCGTCAGCATTGAAGTATTCTTGCTCTGACCTTCCTCTGCATCAACAACGGTTCTGCTTTGTGATTTTTGAATAGCAGAGAACGATAATTTATCAATAGTCTCAGACACTCTCTTTATGCTTGACTCTATTACCGTCACACCCGCTCCTGTGACCTCCACGTATTCAAATCCTTCTTTTGTTTTATCAGAGAATACAATCGCATCTCTAGCACCTATTGTTAGATCACCGTCATCATTCGTTTCGCCATAAAATACTGCAATAGGGTTCCCTACGACACCAACAACATTACCTATGCAAGACTCATACTCCAATATCACATTGCTCAAGTCTGCTATATCGAAAAATCTTGGCAAAACATCGTACTTGTTTTTTTGCTTGCCAGTTACAATACCCACTACTGGCACTTCCTCTAATGAATTATTCCATCCTGATTGTATTTTTAGCCCACTCCCATCATCGTACCAAATATCACCACCGCCATCACGAAAGACAATAAACCTCTCTCTCTCCTCTAACCCAAAGATGCCAGATTTTACCTCTATAATATCTCTAAAAACAATCTGTGTTAGTTTCTCCCCTTCATGCTGATAGCTATAAAGATCCTCAATTAAGTATCTTTTAAGAAAAACGCTATCATCATCGTTTGACTGCACAGCAACAAACTCCACCCCTCCCACCAGCGATGAGACAAGCACATTGTTAAGAAATACAGGGAAACTATTACCATTCCCGTCAATATCACCTAAATTAATTTTATCAAACCCTTCTACTATCGGCTCTTCTTTCAGCACCATCCCGCCAATTCCCGCAATTATAGGTGCGTACAAATTTGTGAATGAAGTCCCTTTTAATCTGACCTTATAAGCCTCTTCGCTCTCACCTACCCATAGTGGCAAGTAAGTCTTGTTCTTAACGGCAACAGCACCTAAAAAGAAATCTCTGCTTATTTTTACATGAACACTAGAATCCTCAAGGCTCTCTAGTTTTTTGTCTGGCTTATCACTCATTTTACCCTCTCAATATTTTTGGTCTTTTCTTCACTACTATTGGTTCTTTCCAGTCAGTAAGCTCTTCTATGCAATCTGATGTTGTATCAACCATATCGTCATGCGGATGCACTGGGAAAGACTCATGCTCTTTTATGTATTCTTCATTCCACTTTCCCCTAAGTAGTTTTATATTTCCTATGCCAGCCTGTGCGCTTGCTGGTGTCGCTCTAACTTCCTTGTTTCCAGTAACAGGTAGTATCTTGACTTTATACCCTCTCAGCATTTTAGCATAGTTATGAGCCACCACCTTTCCTGCGCTACCCGCATCTTGTGGCATCCTACAAAGAACATCTTTACCGTCTTGAGAGGTCACTGACTTCAATAACTTTTCAACCCCAGAAGGATTCATTCTCTCCCTGACAAGATCAGTAACAATAAACTCTCCACTTGCGGTCACTCCCATTTTCTGCCCCACCGTCCAATCTGGATCTGGGTTTCTCTCACTTGGCTCAGTGCCAGCAAAGTCCCAGCACCTAACCTCATGTTTTAAAGGTGGTACAGCATCAATTATCTCAAAATCTTCACGCTTGAAGTAATCACCAACCCCTGCTCTCACATCCCAGTTTCCGTATAGCAACCTTTCTCTGTCTACACGCTGCAAAGCCTCTAGGTTGGACAGATAATCAGGATCATTCTCCATAAGAATCTTATTATCATGTATATCAGATCTGATGAAAGTAAAACTTTTAGGTCTAGCCTTGTCCCCGAATTTCTTAATTGCGTCGATCTTCCTGTCAAACCAAAATATCTCATCGTTCTGGTTAATAAACCATCGAACCACTCCGCTTCTCTCTTCTATCGCTACCCCGTCATCACCAATATACCAATCTATGAATTCACGAACCCAACTATCAGGATCTGGATTAGTGGTTGCCCTAACATAAGGTCTTACACCGCAATCCGTTCTGCTTCTTGAAAGCATATAGAAAAACTGAACCTTGCTAAAATGCGTAAGCTCATCAAAACCAATAAAGGGTATTTGCGTTCCCTGCCAATCCTTTACATCCTCATCTCTTGCTAGGTACGAAAAGTCAATCTTTGAGCCATACTTATCCCAGTACCAAATCAAATTACCCTTTACACCCCTACCACCAATTGCTGAGAATATCTTTGAGGATGTATCCCATAATGCACCTTCTTTTTCTATCTGCTTTAATGACCTCCTGAATATCACCCCTCCGAAGCCACGAACCATTATATTTCTTGAAGCCTCCAGAAGAAGAGCATAGGTTTTTCCTCCTCCAGCACTTCCACCGTATAACGCAATATCAGCACTCGTACTGATAAACTCAAACTGCTTACCTTCTTGCGGTGTTATTATCACCTAGCATTACTCTCTGGGGCTTCTCTTCTTTTGAATCTTCTCATTATTTTAATATTATCTCTATGCCTCTTAACTGCATTCTTTCTTTTTAGGTATGGATCATTCCTCTCTTTCAAATTTCTTAACTCTGCCATCGTATAAATTCTCCAAGTGCTTTTCACACTCATCATCTGTCATATCATCAGGATCAATCATTGTAATTCTATCAATTCTTTTCCCGTCCGAGCTTTCAACTTCTATGCGCCATTTCATAACTCACTCCAATTTGTGCCGAATAATGATCTGGCAACAATCTACCATGATCAAGCAACCATCCCTGCTGAAACAATTCCCAGTTCTCAATCCTATCTCTTCTCGACCACCGCCTAGGATAGGATCTAATAATAACACCCCTCCTTGTGAAATCATCAAGCTCTACTTTTTGATCAGGGTACACATGAATAACTAAATTTTCCGTTCTTAAAGTCCCCGACTTTCTAGCCATCACCCTAATTGATAATCTATTTATTTTCTTAGGATCAATTGGATTCTGAGGAGATCCAATTATAGACTCCCTTGCTTGCAAGAAGTTTAACGCTGGAGCTTTTGACTTAGACTGCAAGAAAAAGCCATCTCTAAACATTTTAAAGTTACAGCAGTCACCTATCTCAGAACTCATCACATGACCCTTATCTTCACCCCCCTCCCCTGAACTCTTTATATCAACATAATTAATAACAACCCCGTTCTTTTCGTTGCTAGTCTGAAAATGTATAGAGTCCGCGTGATTTCTCTTGCTATAAAAATAATTCAAATTGTGATTTATTTTTAGCCTATCTATAAATACCCCGCCCGTATGAACGATCAAGGCATCATTAACGACTCTTTCTATTCTCATATTCCCGCAAGACAACTCACCTTTCCTGTAGCAAACGCCAATATATGCGTCCGTTGCTTTTATTATTCTATCTCTCAAGCCATTTCTAATATCAAGCGCAATATCAGTATCATCATATTTAGCATCCTTCCTTGAAAGCTGTTTATGAGATCTTCTTTTTAACCTACCTTTCCTTACAAGCACAGCAAGCCACCTCCATCATAAATCCTTAATATTAAATTGAAACAACGAACCACTTTTTTTATTCCTCACGGCAACAGTATCCAAATAAAGACCATCCTTGCCAACCATTATTCCTGCATCACTTATTCCCCTCATGATTTCTTCGTTACCACGAATATCATCTACTGACCGAACAAAAAATCTACCTATCGTCTTTGCTCTAATATATTCACCCCAGTTATTAACTATCTTCACTGACACATCCGAAAGAGTCTCATCTCTAGGCATAACACTAACCCCTAGAATCATCTCCTTTGCTTTATTCATTGACTCATTTGAGACTTGCCAAGCTATTAGATTATGATAATCAATTGGCAGTATCGTGACGCATTGATAATTTACGTTGTCTACTATAGCAACAAAGCACTGGTAATCTTCCTCGCTATAAAAAACATAATGCTCTCTGTTTGAATTCGGCTCCACACCTATTGTTACAATATCCCCACAAGAGAACATACCCACAAGCTTATCAGGGCGCATATTTAGCCTTCCCCGTACCCGTTTCATAGCATGAATTGAGAACCATAGTTTCACGGATGGTCTGACTCATCAAGATAATCATCCAAGTCTTTGTATTCTTGTTTTTTCATTAGCTCGTATTCTACTTCTGGCAACTCCCGAAGCTTTGAATAGTCCTTATTCTCAACAACAACCACGTCCATTTTGTTATCTTTTATTCTCGTGAAATCCATTATTTTAAACTCCTTTATAATCAGTAGGTTAGTTATCATCCCACACGGGCGGGATAACTGTAAATCATCTCCCGTTATCTGGTAGCAATATTTGCACGGGATCTATACTTGTTATCGTCGTGTCATGCTCAATCTTCTCAACATATCCTCTTTTCCTCCCCTTCGTTTTTAGAAAGAAAATGATTGCTGTTATATTCCCCTCACCCACGGCACTTAGCAAGGCTGTCTCGACATTATCAATGTTTGACTCTTCTGCGTCTTTTAATGCTCTAGCAAACTTCTTGCTACTTTTTTTGATTCTATAAAAATGCGCCCTAGAAACTCCCACAGCCTTACAGGTAGCACTCACGTTACACCCCTTGGTCTTATATACCGCTATTACTTTCTCCTTCCTAAACTTCACCACAGCTCCTCCAATCAAATATATAGGCATTATGCCCTTTTTGTCTTATTTCGTCTCTTTTGACTCTTTTGACTCTCTTTTAGCTAAATAAAAACAATTTACCCCCCCCTAGCCTGTATTTAAAATACAGGCTAGGCAAGCAAGATCTAAGCCCTCTCTCTACTTTTGCTTTTAACTGGATTCCATAAGTTGTTTATCACGATAGAATCCCCACCAATGTCAACTATTTCTTTCTTCACTTTTTTCTCGTAAGTCTTGCGGTATTTATGCTGGCTACTATGCTCTCCATATTTCCCCCTGTAGATCCTCACATCAAGAGTTCTCACTGGTATACCTACGGCAATAGAAGCATCAATCCTTGATCTAAAACAAGCCCACTGACCAACTTGATAATGCTGGTCTTTAGTGGGTAGCAATATTCTTACTTCCTTGTTGATACGAAAGCCCCCATGTAAGCAAGATCCTTATCTAATTGATCAGGGAAACTTAAAGCCCCGTGTGATTTATGAAGAGCCAATGCTTTCGCTTTATTCCTTGCAAGTTTTGAGTACCATAAAATATAAGGCTCGATCTTGTCTCTCAATGTATAAACCATTCTGCATTCCTTGCTATTCATATCTGAATACACACTTATATGCGTTCTACAGACACTAGCCATATCTGCTTGTAGGTCGATTAGTGAACCCAATTGAATGTACTTGTTGTCATCCGTCTTCTTTCCTGCTGATGCCATCCCAGCAACCATAAAAATAAACACTATAATTAAAATCTTTTTCACGTCGTTCTCCTTTCATTTAGTTAAAATCAATCTTCTTTCCTTTCTTGGTGCAATCATAGAATTCTGCACCTTGCTTTTTTCCATTTGTGCATTTCTGCCTGTTTTCATGCCTCAAATAAAACTTACTAACTTCCTCCGCGTTTCTTGCTTTATAGTAACCATAGAGGTCAATTGCTTGCTCTTTTGACCACTCTAAAGGTCTTGCTGTCGCACACTGAACAAAACCAATCACAACTATCACTGCAAACACCTTAATCACATCCATTACTCCTTTTCTCAGTATAAAAACTTAGACCTAGCCTTTCCTGTTTTTCCTCTAGGTACTATGACTATCTTTTCTCTTTTAACTTTTCCCGTCACCTTTGCCAACTTTTCAAATGCATCACTTGCTTTTTTTGCCGACACTATCACTTTCTTTTTTAACACCCTTCTTGATTTTTCCTTTTTTTCATTCTGGATTCTTGTAAGTATTCTTGGACTCTCTACCAATAAATCCTCTCTTGGCGCATAAGCAAAGAACAGAACCGCAAACTTACTTTTTTTCTCTATCCCGAACTTCTTTCTAATAGACCTTATATGACAATAAACACTGTATTGCTCTATTCCCATTTCCCTGCCAATTTCTTTGACAGTATCTCCGTGAGCTATCCTACCAAGGATGAAATACTGCCTCCCCGTCATCATCTCAAAAGGCTCAGGTGCTTTTGGGTACAAATCCTTGCTCTCACTATCGCTTCTCATTTTCCTCTCCTCTTTTCTGTCTCGCTATTATTGGCCTGTCTAATTACAATATTAAAGAAACCTCATTAATAGACATATAAAGAACCCGTCTAATAAAGTGTTAGCAAGAACCTACGCGGTTCTATCGCGTATTATCACAGCACCAAGTAATAACGCCTCAAATGCTTCTGGCTTGCCTCTATGCCAGTTTATTAAAGTACGTTCCTTAATACCTGTGATGAATTCTAATTCTTTGAGGCTGGATAACCCAGCCTCTTTGCATTGTTCCGATGGTTTCATGCTTGCCCTATAACAATATGGTAATCAGTTCCTTTGTCGTTAATATATTTACAGTCTTCAAGCTCTTTATACTCAACTGAACCTTCTGCATCAGAATTAACTTCAAATCTCCAATTTGTTACTCTTCTGATGTTGTCATTGTCGATATTCTTAATATCTTCCAACTGCTTACCCTTCAATGAAACAAACATTGGATAGTTTTCATCAGCAAAGACTTGAACCAAAACATCTACTGCATTTTCTAAGTCTTTGCTTGTTAAGTTTCTATTTAATCTGTCCATTTTATTTACCTTTTTAGTTTCTCGCTTTGGGCTAATTCCCTAGCTGATGTAAACATAATACTGTAATATTTGCAGTTTGTCTAGTGTTAATTGCAATATTTGCAGTTTATTTGTAAATAATGCTAACAACTAGTGAAAATTGAGCGGTTAAGCAGGGTTTCTTTCTCATAAATCATCATGCGCCAATTTAACTGAAGGTTATATTCCTATGTGCCATCTTTACGCATTGCCTTAATAAATTGTTTTACTTCTTTAAACTCTTTATCAGTTAATGATAATTCGCGCCTTTTTCGTCCCTTCTTAATTTCGCGGTCACGTCTTTGGTCAGTCTTTTGTTTTGGTGTTAATGGCATATTCTCTTAACTCATATTTGAACTTTAAATGTTCTTTTATTTCTTCTTCGTTTGGCTGGTACTTATTGCCAAAGCTATCGATAAAAAACTCCCATGTACATCTCCATTTTGAGAGGTACTGAATTCTAGTAATTTCCATATTAAGAAATCTTAGACAATTCTCTTTTAGCTACTGAGTTTGCAGTTTTTTCAGAAGAGTAGTTTCTTAGAAAAGCCATGTTCATTTCATTATTGTAAGTAACTTTAACTCTATATGCCTTGTCTCCGTAACCGTCTGTAATAGTAGTTACTGTTGCTTTATGTGATCCGTTAGTTAATGTCATTTTGTAATCCTTGTTAGTTAGCATCTCTGTGTATGAGTTTTATTATATAGAGTTTCCGGAAACTGTCAAGGATTAATCAATAAAAAATCTAAAACAAACGAAATATAACAAGACATTTTAAAATGACTTGCGTACTCAGCTATTCTTTTTCTCAATCTTCCGTTAATAAACGCAAGCATTAAATTCTGGGCTATGTATCTGCAGATGGCTTGATAAATTCTTTGGCGTGTTCCCTAAATTTTCTAGCTGATCTTTTTGCTTCTAATTCTGAGCCGTATCTTTCTCCAACTGCTTTGCTATTCAATGTCCCAATCCATGACCGCTTAAAATCTTTATCGTGCAATAGTTTGCATCCGACCCATTCAGCGTTTGCAAACTTTGTTGCTCGTT